GTCCAACTATGGGGTTAATTTCTTAAAACTTATGTATTACAATTATCTAATCATTTCACCTACAATGGTGTCTAAAATTCGTTTCAATCAAGTAAAGGAAGATCATCCTGGTACTTTGAGATGGAATAATAACAATACAAAAACATTTGTCAAGTGGGATTGTGGAAATCTTGGGATTGCAAAAACTACTGTCGTTAACTCATATATGCCAGATTGTATTTTTCAGTTGAAAGAAACTTACACATCAGGAACAGATTATTGGGGACCATTTTCTGCTGATGATTTTAAAACTGAACTTCTTAAATCTGAATGGACTGATAATGAAGTCTAATCTGTATTGACTAAACACCTAACCTGGTGTATAATCTTTATGTGTATAGTTTGAAATGAATGGATTATAAGTTTAGCATCATCACGCCTTCTCATAATCAAAAGTATCTTAAAGAACTTTATGATAGTATCGTTGCTCAAACTTATGAGAACTGGGAATGGATTCTCTGGTTGAACAATGCTCTGTATGAAGAAGACCTTGATGAAGAAATCCGTAAAGACGAACGAGTAAAGATATTCCGTACAGATGATCCATCAACAAGTGTTGGATATCATAAGCACCATGCCTTCCACAAAGGCACTGGTGATATTCTTGTTGAGGTGGATCATGATGATTTGATTACTCCTGATTGCTTAGAGGAACTGAATGTAGCATTCCAGGATGAGAGTATTGGTTTCGCCTACTCAGATACTATTCCTTATCATATGACCGATGAGTTCGTTCCTTATAACGCTTCTCATGGATGGAAGTATCGTATGATGGAGTGGCGTGGAGAACAGCGTCATATCATGTATTCTTTCCCCGCAACTAGTCAGTCTGTATCATATATTTGGTATGCTCCAGACCATGTTAGGGCATGGAGAAAGGATATCTATTGCGAGATGGGTGGGCATAATGTTGAGTTGGACATCTGTGATGATCATGAACTGATGATTCGCACATATCTGGTCACTGAAATGAAGTTGATCCAGAAACCATTGTATGTTTATCGCATCACTGGAGATAATACTTGGTTGGAACGAAATCAGGCAATCCAGGATGAGACTAGGAGACTTGGAAGTATGTGGTCTCAACCACTTGCTGAGCGTGATGCTGATAAGAGAGGTCTTCTGAAGGTTGATATTGGTGGTGGTCTATTTCCTAAAGAAGGGTATATGACTATTGACCAGGAAGGTGGCGATATTACTTGCGACCTTAATGAGGGTATTCCACTTCCAGATAATAGTGTTGGTGTCATCAATGCTAGTCATGTCATTGAGCACCTGAGAGATCCTATCAAGACGATGCGTGAAATCCACAGGGTTCTTGCTCATGGTGGTTGGGCATTTATTGAAGTTCCTTCTACTGATGGTCGTGGTGCATGGCAAGATCCTACACACGTTAGTTTCTGGAACGAGCATAGTTTTTGGTATTACACAGACAGAAACAAGGCGCAGTTTATTCGCAACACGGATATTCGCTTCCAGACTTATCGTCTAGATACTTTTGAGATGGCACCACATATTCCTTGTGTTGCTGCTCACTTGATTGCTATTAAAGATGATAGTGTTCGCTATCCTGGTATTCTTTCTATCTGATGGAAATTTTTCCTTATGATCACCTTATTATTGATGACTTCTTTCCATTAGATAAAGCAAAGAAACTATCAGAAGAGTATCCAACTTATGACAGTCCAGTCTGGTTTCAATATAAGAACCCACTAGAAAACAAAAAGACGATTAATACTTGGTGGGACTTCCCTCCAGAGACTTATAAGACTTTCTGTTTTCTGAACTCATGTGAGTTCTTGAATACCCTAAGAGAAAAGACAGGTATTCAAAAGTTGTATCCAGATATTGGTCTTCATGGTGGTGGATGGCATATTCATGGTCGTGGTGGTAAGTTAAATATTCACCTTGACTATTCCATTCATCCAAAGTCAGGTCTTCAGAGGAAGTTAAATCTTATCATCTATCTTACTGAGGGTTGGAAACCTGAGTGGGGTGGTGGTCTGGAGTTATGGTCTCATAATCCAGAAAAGAACTTGCCTTTGAGGAAAGAGAAGACTATACATAATGTCTTCAATCGTGCTATACTATTTGATACTACTCAGAAATCTTGGCACGGGTTACCACAACCGTTGGCGTGTCCTGAGGGAGTGTATAGAAAAAGTATGGCGGTCTATTATATGACTGACCCACCAGAGGATGCAGATCCAAGAAAGAGGGCTTTATATGCTCCAACTGAAGATCAGAGGAACGACAAAGAAGTCCTAGATTTTATACAAGAAAGGGTATTATGGAAAGGAAGACCAAAATTGTAGGTATCACAATGTTCAAGAACGAATCTAAAGGGATTCGTAGAATGCTTGAATCGTGTTTGGGTCATGTTGACTATTGGGTCGTTCAGGACAATGGTTCTACCGATGGCACTGATAAGATTGTAAAGGAATACTTTAAAGAATATGATATTCCTTATCACTACTATCAGTGTGAAGAGGGATGGGTTGGTTTTGGATGGAACCGAGATCACCTGCTCCAGACTTGTTTGAATCATGATCATGGGTGTGATTGGATTCTCAAGATGGACTGTGATGAATATCTTGAGGTTGATGATGACTTTGATTGGTCAGAGATTAATGATACAAGTCATCAATCTTTTCACATTACAGCAGAAAATCCTGGATGCACTTACTATCGTGCCTGGATGTGGAATGCCCGTCTCCCCTGGCACTTCAAACACGATGTAGCGCATGAGTGTATTGTGTCTGACCTTCCTGGTGTTGGTGAAGACTTTGAGCGGTTTAATCTTGCTAGAGGTCTTCGTCAGATAGGAACCAATGATGGTGAAAGTTATCAGACACCCACAAAGTATGTTAGTGATTCTTTAAAACTAGAAGAGCAGCATATTCGTGAAGGAACTCTCCTCAGTGATACATATCATTTCTGGTATGTTGGAAAGAGTTATTGTGATGCCGCTTACTTCCAAGACTTTCCTCTTGGATTTGAACAACAGAAAGAGTATGCTAGAAGAGCAATCTTTTATTTCAAGTCTTGGATGAATCACGTCTGCAACTATGATGAAGATGGATATACTGGAGGAACATTTGAAATGGCATACTTTACATTGTTTGCTATCGGGCAAATGTATAGATTACTCCAAGAACCTGAGAAAGCATTAGAATCTTACATGCTCGCAGAACCTTTCTGTGATATTAGAAATGAACATCTAGTTGGTCTTGCTGAAACTTACAGAGATATTGGTGATTATGTTAATATGATGTATATTACTGAAAAATTAATGGAACCAAGTCGCAAACTTCCTTTCCCACAATGCTATTTCCTCCTCAATAATCAGTTCTATCATGATTCTGGCGATTATCCACAGAGACTTCATAACCATGCTCTTGAATTAAACAAATGAGATACGTTCCCGTAAGCACAATCAATAGAAATGTCCAGAAAACTGTCTGGGTAGTTGATAACTTTTATTCTGACCCTCATGCGGTCAGAGAGTATGCCTTGAAGCAAGAGTTTAAGGCAGAGATTGAATACTTCAAAGGTAGTCGTAGTATTCAACAGTACTTTGTTCCTGGGACAAAGGAAGCGTTTGAAAGGATTATGGGTGTCAAGATTCGTGAGTGGGAAACTCATGGAATGTGTGGTAGATTTCAATACTGCACCTCTCAAGATCCTCTGGTTTATCATAACGATGGACAGACTTGGGCAGCTATGCTATACTTAACACCTGATGCTCCATATAGCACAGGCACATCTTTGTATGCCCATAAGAATGGCGCACGACGAACCACAGATGCTAACTTTACTGATGAAGTTTTCTCTGGTGGTTTTTATGACAGAACCAAGTTTGAGTTAGTTGACTCTATTGGTAACGTTTTTAATAGACTCTTCATTTTTGATGCTCAGAATATCCATGCAGCATCAGAATATTTTGGTCAAACAAAAGAAGATTCTAGACTATTTCATATATTCTTTTTTGATTGATGATCTTAAATCTATTTCCAACTCCAGTTTATTTTGAAAGAGAAACTGGATATGAATTTACTCAGAATGAAATTGATATTCTAGATTCTATTCCAATGTTTGAGGATAATGGCAAAAGTCTTTCTACTGATGTTAATATCCTTGAAACTTATAAGTTGTATCGAATAAGAAACTTTTGTCAAAAACATTTAGATCTTTATCTAAAACATAATTGTAAAGTAGAACAAGAATTCTATATTCATAGATCTTGGTTGACTAAGAAAGAAATATCACAGAATCATCAACTTCATGACCATCCAAATTCTATCGTCAGTGGAATTTTTTATCTTCATGCACCTCCAGATAGTGGAACTTTAGAGTTTGTAAATCATGAAAATAACTTTTTAAATAAAAGATTTGATTTCACATATGATTTTACAGAATTCAATCATCTAAATTCAACATCCTGTCATTTGGATGTATGTAATACATCTATGGTAATTTTTCCTTCATGGTTGAGGCACTCAGTTGCTAATAATCGAGGTAATCAATCTAGGGTTTGTATTGCTTTCAATGCATTCGTCAAAGATTATTTTCAGACCTATGTTGGTTGGTCAACTAAATATGACAACTCTTTAATATAATATGATATTTACAGTTTATTCAAAAGATAATTGCCCATATTGCACTAAAGTATCAAAGGTGCTAGAATTGAAAGAACTCAAGCACGTAGTGTATAAACTAGGTAGAGATTTTACCAAGGAGGAGTTCTACTCTGAGTTTGGTGAAGGTTCTACTTTTCCCCAGGTTATTTGTGATGATACTAAGTTAGGAGGTTCCGTTGAAACCATCAGATTCCTCAGAGAAGAAAAACTCCTCTGATCTCAGCATAAATAAAACCAAGAACCACTCCAATCGCGGGGTGGATTTACTACTTAATGGGGGGAAGAAGAAACCAAAATCATTTCATCTAGTTTTTGAAAAGATGGTTTGCTTCTTCAAGAGAGAAGTAACTGTCTATTTTGAATTTTCCTTTAGGGTAAGGAAAAGAAGTTAAGTCTCCAGGAGAAACCACATGTTAGCAGCAAGTTTAGTTTTCGGTTCTTTTTTAACCATTTTATTTCTTATAGTAGGATTGATTGGAGGTTGGACTGCTAGAGAATATATGATGAACTATAGGGAGATGCCAACACCCCATCCCGAAATGTTCGATGAAAATGGAAATCTAATTCCAGATCAAGTAATTGCATTTAACTTTGAAAATTATGACAACGAAGACAGCGAAGACGGAGAAGAGCACTCCTAAGAAACCTAGGAGTGTAAAAGTTTCTCTAGATCTTCCCAAGCAACCATTAGTATTTGAAGTCCTTGACCTAGTAAGTAAGCAAAGGTCAAAGGCGAAGAAAATCGAAGCACTTAAAAAATATGAAGAACTCCACTTGAAGATTGTATTCAAGTGGAACTTTGATGAGACAATCAAAAGCGCACTTCCCCCCGGTGAAGTTCCTTACTCATCTTATGACGAGCAGACTAGTTCTAGTGGAACTCTTTCTAAGAAGATTGACTTGGAAACTAGAAAGATGTATGAGCAAGGTACATTCTCTTTGGGCAATGCTGATGTTCAGGGAAGAACTACTATTCGTAAAGAAGCAAAGAACTTTTACTATTTTGTGAAGGGTGGTAATGATGCTATGAATGGTATTCGTCGTGAATCCATGTTCATCAACCTTCTCCAAGGTCTGCATCCTCTTGAGGCGGAGATCATCTGTCTTTGTAAGGATAAAGACTTACAATCAAAATATAATATTACAAAAGAACTTGTTAGTGAGGCGTACCCGGACATTCAATGGGGTTGACAATGAAAGTTATTAATGAAAATTGTGATAAAGCAATGGGTGATGACAGGTCACTTCCATATGATGCTTTCATAATTGAATATAAAGTTGATGGTAAGTCCTGCTATGATATCGCTGCTGCTGCAAAGCAAGTAGAAATCTTTGATTACTACTGGGACAAGTACGGTAGCGACTTTGTGTTCATGAAGCAGACAGAGGGTAGAGCGAACCCAAAGATGTGGGGAGTCGAACCCAAAACCAAAAACAAGAAGTGATTCCCAGAATCGGGCAAAAAAATCTCCAGAATTTTTTGGTTTGTAAGGTTTTTTAAATTGTATCACGCGATACAGGGTGGGCTTGCTAAATAACCACGAAAGGTCTATAATGACCATACGTTCATCCAATGATCAGCACTCTGCTGGCATTGACCCTTGCCCATCATAATGATACGTCACCTTATGGGTGGCACTTAAGTTGTGAAAGGTTCCTCCAAAAACGAATTGAAATCCTTTTGGATAACAATTTGGATCAAAGATCTAAGTATAACCTTATAGGTTATCTTAGTACTAAAGTTGTAGGTCAATGTAATGGAGAGTTGGTCTAGGACGCAAGTAAGTCGCGGAACGGAGCGTTCATCCCATGGTAGAATTACTACTCTACACAACACTCACATGTAAAGAGGCAGATGAGCTTATGCTCAGAATCTCTAAGCATCAGGATTTACCGGCATCGGTAATGATTGAACTTGTAGAAACCGTCAAGGATTCTGCTCCTGAGTGTTATTGGG